TTATTTTTGCTAACATTACAGCTATTACACTAACAAGCGGTGTAGCAATAGGCTACCATAACTAAGATATGAAACTAGGACTTTCTATAGGTATAAATGCTAGGGCAGAAAACCTAGAAACTATGGGCGGTTTTGAACCTGCAGACTTTGGCAGCTTAGATATACACTACGATATATCGTTACAAAGCGGTAGCCATTCAGATCTAGTCGCTAGCGTAGTTAACAGGGGTGCTGGCGGTAACACTTACGATATAGCGCAAAGTACAGACGCTAATAAGCCTAGATTAGATACTTCTTCTATGGGTTTAAAGTCGTTAAGTTTTGACAATTCTAACGACAGGCTAGATAGCGGTACTGCTTACGTAACAACTGACCAGACCTTTACTTTCTTTGCTGTTTTTGAAACAGGGCAAGCAGGTACAGACGTGTTTTTTGCAGGAGATGTTACTACTAACCTAAACTTTATACAGCTAGCAGGCGCTAACGGTGTAGCTATACAAACTAAATTTGTAGGTAATACTGCAGGTAGCAATAACGCTGCAGTTACAACAAAGATAGACGGTTCTCAAAGCGCAGGTACAGACGGCGATATAGACTATACCTATAGAGTATCTACGCCAGAAATACTAATCATAACTAGAGATGCTAGCGAAAACATAAGGTTTTTTAACCATACAGGCGGATTAATGGCTACAAGTACTAGCGACGCTACAGACTCAGATACTAACTTTAGGTTTCAAAGAGTAGGGCTAGCAGGTACTGGCGGCTCTCCTTTCGACGGTAACTTAGGAGAACTAGGATTATATAACAAAAAGCTAACAGACGCACAGGTATTAACTTTAGCTAATTATTTAGCTGAAAAATGGAACGTTTCATAATGGAAAACAGACTACTAAATATACAACTTACTAACGAAGTACAGCCTAAGATAACAGAAATGGGCGGTATGGATTGGGTAAGTATAGGCGACGGCGACTATAAGAACTTATACCCACAATATCTTATAGACTTATATAACAATTCAGCTACGCACGCTGCAGTAGTTAACGCTACGGCTGCTATGATAGCAGGCGAAGACCTAATACCAGAAGAAACGGAAAACCTACAAGAGTTTGTAGAACTAAAAAAGTTTCTAGGAGGTGTAAACAAAACAGAAACAGCGCACGAACTATTAGTTAAATTAGCGTTCGATCTTAAACTACAAGGCGCTTACGCTATTAACATAGTATGGAGTAAAGACCGTACTAAGATAGCTGCTATGCACCATATACCTGTAGAACAAGTTAGGGTAGGTAAGCCTGTAGACGGCGACGTACAAGAATACTACATAAGCGCTGATTGGTCGCAGTATCGTAAAAAAGAGTATATGCCAGAACGTATAGCTGCTTTTAACCTACAGGATAGACGCGAAGCTAGCCAACTATTATACGCAGGTGTATATAGTCCTGCACTAGAACTATACCACACGCCAGACTATGTAGCAGGTACTAACTGGATACAAATAGACAACCTTACTGCAGACTTTCACTTAAACAATATAGCTAACGGCTTTAGCGGTTCGTACTTTATTAATTTCGCGAATGGCATTCCGTCGCAGGAGGAGCGCAGACAAATAGAAAACCAGATAGTTAAGAAGTTTAGCGGTGCTAATAATGCAGGTAAGTTTGTACTGACCTTTAGCGACGACGCTAACAGCAAGCCAGAAATACTACCTATACAGGTATCTAACGCAGATAAGCAGTATACAGTACTTAACGAACTTTGTATACAGAATATAATGATATGCCACAGAGTTACTAGCCCTATGTTATTAGGAGTTAAAACAGAAGGGCAGCTTGGCGGACGTGGCGAACTATTACAGGCAAGCGAATTATACCATAATACAGTTATTAGACCTTTTCAGAATATTATACTTAAAACGTTTAACAAGATATTACGCGTAAATGGTATATCTTTAGGCGTATCTATTAAAGACGTTAAACCACTTTCTAGCGTGTTTGACGCAGAAACGCTTAAAGACGTACTAACACAGGACGAAATACGCGCAGAATTAGGCTACGCGCCTTTAGAGGTTAACGAAGAAACAGCTAACGAAGAAGCAAATACTAATTTATGTAAGGAAGTAGTAGATACTAACGAAGGTATAGTACAACCTACAGACCAAGAACTTTGCGCGTATATAGACGACATATTCGAAACTGAATACGACTTATTACAAGAGGGCTACGAGCTAATAGACGAAGAAGACATAGACGAAGACGAAGCTAACTACAATTTTTCTGCTAATACTGCAGCTATTAGTCCTACAGGATTAGATAGTAAAAGCCGTAGGGCAGACGGTAAGTTCTTTAAGATACGTTACGTATACAGACCACTAACACTTAAAGAAAATAGCCGCGACTTTTGCAAGCACATGGTAAACAATCACGCAGACAGCTTATTTAGACGCGAAGACATTAGTAAAATGAGTAGTAAAAAGGCTAACGGCGACTTCGGCTTCTACGATATATTTAAGTTTAAAGGTCGTTTCAACTGTAGGCACTATTGGCGACGTAGAACATACGTACTTAAAACAGCTAAAAGGCGTACTGTTATAGGCGACAAGGTATACGAAAAAGGCGATAGGCTACCGAACTTTGCAGAAAACTATAAAAGCGTTACTACTGCAGTAGCAGACGGTGTTAGAATACCTACTACAACACCAGAAGAAAGGACAGCGACTAAAAGAAATAAACAAGTAGGAAAAGGATATATAGAATAATGGCAGTATTATTTGTAAGTGAAGACACACTAAAGAAGTCTACAACTATTAACGGCAACGTAGACGCAGAACTACTTTTACCATATATAAAGGTAGCGCAGGATATACATATACACCAGTTACTAGGTACAGACCTATACGATAAGTTAGCTGCTTTAATTACTGCTAACACTATGGCGGACGTTGCTAACAATGACTACGAAACGCTTATAGATAAATACGTACAGCCTGTACTTATACACTATAGCTTATACGAAAGCCTACCGTTTCTAACGTATAAAATAATGAATAAAGACCTAGTACGTAAAATTAGCGAAACGTCTAGCCCCGCTTCACTAGAAGACCTTAAATTTATACGTAACATAGTCTTAAATACTGCAGAATACTACGCACAAAGACTAGTAGACTGGCTAAAAAACAATAGCGACAAGTACCCAGAATATAATAGTAATAGCGGTGCAGATCTAAGCCCTAGCAAAGAAGCATACTTTAGCGGTATGAACTTAGGCTACGATATGCAAAGCACGCGTATTACGTTACGCGACTTTCTTACACCAGACATTAGTATATAATGAAGTATAAGCCAAAGACTAAAAACGTAGAAAAGCTAAAAACCTATTTAGGGAAAGGAAATGAAGCAACTAATAAACCAGAACGCAGACGTACTAGGACTAAATAGCATAACGCTTTTTATTTCTTTAACAGAAGTAGAACAAATACTACAGATACTAGCGCTAGCTTTAGGTATCGTATATACGTTAGACAAGTATATAACTTATAGAAGGTCTAAAGATGGCGAAAAGAACAATAAGTAGTTTTATAGCAAAGCCTAAAGTAAAGCGCAGAAAACACTCTAAAAACGCTTCTAAAGGGCAAAAGGGCTATAAGAAGAAGTACAGGGGGCAAGGCAGATGATACAAAAAGACTTAACACTATCTGTAGGTAACATAATCTGGATTATAGGAATAATCTTTACTATGGGCGTAGCATATAGCCAAATAGCACAGCTAGAAGAAGACTTACAAGTGTTAGAAAATAGATTAGAAAAAAAGATAAAAATACTAAACGAAAACGAAGACCGTATAGTAGAAATAGAAAAGGAGTTAGCAACAATTAAAAGCTGTAATAATGATAGATAAAATAAAGGCAGTAGTTTGTATTTTATTATACTACGCTACATTTAAGAAAGTATGTTTTGGTAAATGCGAATACTGTAAGCTGTAATGGAAGAAGTATTAAAATTAGTAGAAACGTACGGCATAACGTTAGTTTTGTTGTTAGGTAGCTGTTACGCACTTTACAAGTTTTTCGTTTTTTCTATATACGAAGTTAAAGGTCAGTTTTCAAAATACCACGAAAATAACGCTAAAGATATGCAGTATATCAAAAGCAAAATAGATACTATTTTAGAATTTATTAAAGAAAAAAAGTAATGCTTAACTACTTTAATTTTGAGGAGTTCGACAGCCCAGACGAAATAGGTAGCGGACTACCAAAAACGCAAGGCGGTAAAATGGACTTAGGCTTTTTACATAAGCTAGACGAAGCGCGTATGTTAGCGGACACGCCCTTTAGAATTACAAGCGGTTATAGAACAACTGAACACAACGCAAAGGTCGGCGGACGCGTAGGCAGTAGCCACTTAAAAGGCTGCGCTGTAGACATAGCGGTAAACAATAGCGCACAGCGTAGCGCAATAATCCAGGGCTTAGTTAAAGCAGGCTTTACGCGTATAGGTATAGCTAAGACTTTTATACACGCAGACACAGACGAAAATAAACCAAGCGCGATATGGCTTTACCAATAGGTAATATAATTAAAGAACTATTTAGCGGTGGCGTTACTGACTTAGTAGACGAAGTAGTAACTAGCAAAGAAGAAGCACAGGAGTTAAAGATACGCCTAACAGAAGTAGAAAATAAACTAACCGAAACTATAGAACAAGAAGTTAGTAAAAGGTGGGTAGCAGATATGCAAAGCGACAGCTACCTATCTAAAAACATTAGACCTATGGTACTAGCGTTTCTAGTAGTATCTACTATAGTTATGGTATTTATAGATAGCGGTAAGCTAGACTTTGAAGTAAAAGACACTTGGGTAGACTTATTACAGATAGTACTAATAACTGTAATAGGTGCGTACTTCGGTAGTCGCGGACTTGAAAAGGTTAAAGGTGGGAAACAATAGATACAGACTAAAAGCAGACGAAGAAGCCTTACTACTTAACTATCGTAAGCACAAAGAAAGTAACGTACTAGTAATAGGCGACCTACACGAGCCGTTCTGTTTAGACGGCTACCTAGACTTCTGTATAGAACAATACAATATACATAACTGCGACGAAGTAGTGTTTATAGGCGATATCATAGACAATCACTATAGCAGTTACCACGAAACAAGCGCAGACGGTATGGGTGGCGCAGATGAACTAGAACT